ATGGGTCAAACACAATATCGCCCGGATTGCTCCAAAGTTCGACGCCACGTTCGATGATGTCAAGCGCCATTGGGCAAATGTGGCGCTCATCTTCATCATCGCGCCCGCCTCGATAGTTGAGCGTGCGACTTGATCGGACGTCCATCCATACTGGTGATGCATACCTGCGCCATCGGTTATGGCTCAAGTTGCCATCAGTCGGTTCATCATTACCAATAAATTCTGTCAGTCCGTGTTCGTGCGCCACCGGTTCGGTATTCACTCCAGGTTTGCGGAATGTCAAAAGGTATTGCGGAAGTCCTGCGCGAGATAACGCCGAATCTTTGCAAAGTTGCTTGTGCATCAGGCCGATGGCTTTGGTGCGAGTAGCTTCGATCAGAGGGTCTTTCCAGATCACATGCTCACTGTGATAGATAAAGCCATGTTTGATGAATGCTGCAATCAAAGCCCCGCGAAAATCCTTTAGTCCGATGTACCCGTCGCGGCTTTTCATCGCGGGCAAATTCATGCAATCGACCGACACATTGCGCCCCGGCATCATGATTCGCATCAGCCCTTGAATCACAAAGTCGAAGTGCGTAAAAAATTCAACATCAGACCTGCAATTACCAATGTCGCGCTCAGAGTTTGAATATGCGTAAAGGTTTGAATATGGCGGCGAAAAGATGGAATATCCGACCGAATTTGCCGGCAGCATGTTCATGATTTCAACACAATCCCCGTTATAAAGGGCGCATTTGTCGTTAACGAATTGATCGATGATTTGCATTTTGATTACATCCATGAAGGTAAGTTGATAAATTTTGTAGGTACGTAGTCGGTGCGTTCTTTGACAGTGCCGACAACTTCGCGCCGCGTGAACTCTCGCATGTGACTAACCATTTGATCGGCCATTACATCGGCCTGCGATTGTTTGCGGTCAAGATTGTCTTTGACTGCACCCTCGGCCGATGTGTAAATGATGTACGTATACACCTCGCGTTTTTGGCCGAACCGATAGCATCGGCGCACGGCTTGATAAAACTTTTCGTAGGAATCATCAAGCCCAACAAATGCCACATTTCGGCAATGCTGCCAGTTGAGTCCGAATCCGCAGATTTTTGGCTTACTGATAATTACCCGTGCATTGCCGTGTGAAAATTTGGTTATCAATTCTTCTTTTTTGGATGATGATAATGATCCAAAAACCTCGACTGCATCGGGAATCAGGCTTGCTAGAAGTGCAGATTCGTCATTCAAATTGCACCAGATTACCCACGATTCATCTGACATGTTCACCATATCAGATAGAAGTCTGCATCGAGCGTCAATCGATACCTTGCGAGCGTTGCGGCGTTCGGTCATTGTGTTGGCCCGTGGTGCGTCAACATCAATCTGGCAATCGACCACATGCATGGGGGGCAGTTTGTACCGTGATCCATCAAACCCCAGGTCGTCCGGGCTACGGATGAACGCTGCCCATGTGGCCAGCCATTCCCAGAACTTTGTTTTACCGTGACCTTTCAGTCGCCATTTGCTTGTATCAGATCCGTCGTGCGTGAAGAACATCGCCAGCATCTCAGTGTGTTTCATGACTCCCAAAAATTCAGCCTGACTGCCAAGCTCCATGTAATCATTCGGGCTCGGCGTAGCCGTGCAACTTAGCCGATACGGGGTTTCCGCAAATTTGGCAATTGTTGCCATGCGCGTTTTAGAATCTTCACCCTTCAAAATTGACGATTCATCCAGCACCACTCCGATAAATTGTGATGCGTCAAAATGTTGGATCATTTCATAATTCGTGATGATGATCCGTTGGCCGTTCATGTCTGATTGATGGCGCATGTATGTGACTGTTATACCAAAATGCGCACCTTCTTCGACTGTCTGTTGGGCTACGCAAAGTGGCGCCACAATCATTACAGATTTGCCGGTGCAATCTGCCACGGCGTCAGCCCATGACAATTGCATCAGCGTCTTACCTAGGCCAGTGTCGGCAAACACTGCGCTACGCCCCTTTTTCAGCGCCCATCTGACGATGGCTTCTTGAAAGTCAAACAAGTTGACGTTGAGATTTTCCGCATCAAACCCCCCATAGACATCCGCAACGGACTTGCGCTTTAAAAATTCCTCGTACATGTGTCGGTTCTCCTGTTGACGTGTTCGTCATTATCGGCAACAATGGCACCTGTAGTCAATGCCCTTCATCAACTTTCGGAGAACCTTACATCATGAGTATGCAAATCAGCGTCGACCCTGCAGCCCTGTCCCAAGAGCAACGCGAAGCGGTCGCCGGTTTTATTTTGGCTTACCCGGGCAAGGCTTGTGCCGGGACGTGCGGCGGCGGTCACGCTGTTGCAGAAATTCACGCCCACACGCACCAGGCGCCGGTCGCTTCCGGCGATACTGGCCCGGGGCTCGACCCGGAGATTGCGGCCCTTGTCAAAGACGACGGCGAGTTCCAAGCGTCCGTCGCGTTCGGCGCCGCCCCGCTGCCCGCTGGCGACCCGGTTGCTGCTGCGGCCTTCGGAGTGCCCCCCGCCCCTTTGGCCGTTTCCACCCCCGCAATTGCGGGGGCCTCTACCGTTGCCCCGCCGCCCCCGGCGAATACTGCCCCGATTACGACGACGCTTGGCGTTGCCTCTTCGCCAACGGCAACCCTGACGACGGGTGTAGATTTGGACGCCAAGGGCTTCCCGTGGGATAACCGCATTCATGCTGAAAGCAAAGCCAAAATTGCCGACGGCACCTGGCGTTCCAAGCGTAATCTTGACCCGGCACTGAAGGCGTCTGTTGAGGCTGAATTGCGCCAGCTTATGGGAGTCGCCCCGGGCGTCCCTTTGGCCCCCTCGACTGCGCCTATCGCGCCGACCCCTCCCCTTGCGCCGGCCGCCCCGGTTACTGCGAACTTGCCGACCGCTTCCGTATCTCAACCCGTTGCCGCCCCCGCCGTTGGTGAAGTACCGGCGGACGCCCGCGGCATGTTCGTTGCGCTGGTCGGTCGCGCTTCCGCAGCTATCCAGGGGCAGAAGGTCACTCAAGCCGAAGTGAACCAATGTTGCGCCGACGCTGGCGTGCCCGCTCTTCCGCTCTTGGCGAACCGGCTTGATTTGGTTGCCCAGGTTGCGGCCCGTGTCGACGCCTTGATTGCGGCCCGTCAATGAGCGGCGCCCATTCAGTCCTTCCGCCCTCCGGGGCGGCGGCTTGGAAACTGTGCGCCCTTTGGGTCGCCATGAACCAGGCTTACCCGCAACCGGACACGCCGGAGAGTTTGGAAGGCAACGCGGCCCATTGGGTCTTTGCAGAAATGCTGGCGGGGCGTCCGGTGTCCGAAGGGATGCAAGCCCCCAATGGTGTTTTCATTACCGACGAAATGATCGAAGGCGGGGAACTGGTAGTCGACACGGTTCGGGCACGCATGCCGGCTGAACGCTTCGGGGCTCCCCGCGTGGAAGAAGCCGTCGCCATTCCGCGCATTCACCCGCAATGCTGGGGCACGCCCGACATTTGGGCGTTTTCAGCTTCGCCGCTGGTGCTGGAAGTGGTCGACTATAAATTCGGTCATCGCTTCGTGGACGAATACGAAAACGACCAGGGCGTCGCCTATATCGCCGGCCTTGTCGACGTGCTGGCGGCGAAGTTTGGCGAAGGCTCCGGGCTGTTTGACCAACGGCTTAAAGTTAATTTCACGGTCATACAGCCGCGATGCTTCTACAAGGGGTCGCCGGTTCGTACTTGGTCGGTCATGGCTTCGGACCTTCGCGCCCACACCAACCAGCTTGCCAACGCTGCAGGGGTCGCCCTGGCTCCAAATCCGCCGGCCGTTACCAATTCGGAATGCGGAGATTGCCCGGGGCACCATGCGTGCCCAGCGTTGCAAAAGGCGGCGTACCACGACGCGGAATTCGCCGTAAAGTCTTCGCCCGTGGAATTGCCGCCAGCAGCCGCAAGCCTTGAATTGAAGATGCTGGAACGGTCCCTTGAAAGGCTCCAAGCCCGCGTCGAGGGCATGCGGGAAACCGTGGCCGTCTACATCCGCCAAGGGCATTCCGTACCCTGGCACCGTGCGGAACAAGGCTATGGTCGCCAGCAATGGACCATGCCCGTCGACCAAGTCTTGGCAATGGGTTCGCTCATGGGCGTTGACCTTTCCAAGCCTGGCGTTAAAACGCCGAAGCAAGCAATCAAGTCGGGTGTTGACGAAGCCGTCATTAAGGCTTACAGTGTGACTCCATTGGGGTCGATCAAATTAGTTCCCGATAATCCAGCCGACGCCCGCCGGGTATTCGGTACAACTTAATAGGAGTTTTCCAAATGGCAAAAGTAAACATCACTTCCCCCGTCGGCCGCATCGTCATGGGTTCGCTGTATGACCCAAGCACTACGGACGCCGAAGGCAAACCACTGGTCGTCAAGACCGGCCCGAACGCCGGCCAGCCCCGCGTTAACTACTTCTTCGCCCTGGCTATCCCGAAGGGCGCGGAACCCCATTGGGCGCATACGCCTTGGGGGCAACAAATCTGGAACGTCGGCAATCAGGCATTTCCGAACGCCGCCCAATCCCCGGCCTTCGCGTGGAAGATCGAAGACGGCGATTCACAAATCCCGAACAAGAAAGGCCGCAAATCTTGCGATAACGAAGGCTGGCGCGGTCATTGGATTCTGAAATTCTCCGGCGGCTTCGCTCCGAAGGTGTACCAGCAAGAGGGCGCCGGCTATGTTCAAGTCATGCAAAAAGACTTTTGCAAGCCGGGCTATTTTGTGGAAGTCGCATTTAGCGTCGACGGCAACGGTTCGCAAAGCCAGCCGGGCGTCTACATCAATCATTCAATGGTTTGCTTCCGCGCCTATGGTCCGGAAATTTCCTTTGGCCCCGACGTTGCTTCCGCTGGCTTCGGTCAATCAGCTTTGCCCGCTGGCGCCAGCATGACCCCGCCGGCCGGTGCAATCCCGATGCCCCAAGCCCCCGCCGCGGCTCCGGCGCTTCCTGGCGCCCCTGTCGGCTATGCGCCGCCGCCCGTGCCCGCTGGCATCATACCTGGCGCCGCACCGACCATGCCGTTGCCCCCGGGCCTTCCGGTTGCTCCGGCCCCTTTGCCGCAAGGTGGTTTTGCGCCGATGCCTTACGCCCCTGCCCCGGGTGCGCCTGCACCGATACCCGTTATGCCTAATCCGGGTTTCGTGCAAGTTCCCCCGCCGGCTCCGGCTCCGATGGCACCCCCGCCCGCTCCCGCGGCCCCTGTTCGCCAGATGACGGACGCCGCTCAAGGTATCCCCTATGAGTCCTACGTCGCCCAAGGTTGGACCGACGCACTTCTGGTACAAAACGGCCTGATGCTGGCCTAATCGCAACCGCCTGGCCCTTCGGGGCCGGGCTCCTTTGAGGTAATGAAATGCGATTTCCGTTTGAAGATATCAAGGACGCCGGGGGCGTGCTGGTCGATTACTGCCACGGGGCCAGCAAGGCCGCGGGCTGGTGGAACGACCTTGCCACGGGTGAACCGCTGGTCGACCGCCCCCATGTGGTTGCCGAAAAACTTATGCTTATCGTGTCCGAAGTTGCGGAAGCAATGGAAGGGCACCGCAAGGGCCTGGCCGACGACAAGCTGCCACACCGTCCCATGATTGAGGTCGAACTAGCCGACGCCGTTATCCGGATTGCGGACTTGGCCGGCGCCCTTGGTCTTGACCTTGGCGGGGCTATCGCGGAAAAGATGGAATACAACCGCAAGCGCCCGGACCACAAGCCCGAAAACCGCAAAGCCGACGGCGGGAAGAAGTATTAACCATGAGCAAATGGGATGGCCGTTTTATGGACCTTGCCCGGCTGGTTGCCAGTTGGAGCAAAGACCCGTCGACCCAGGTTGGCGCCGTCATTGTCGACAATGATAAGCGCATAGTTTCAACCGGATTTAACGGCTTTCCCCGTTGCGTCAATGATGCCCCGGTCGACCGGGAAGTCAAATTGTTGCGGACGATTCATGCGGAAGAAAACGCCCTTTTATTTGCCCGCCGGGACGTTACCGGCATGTCGGTCTATGTGACCTGGCCGCCGTGCGCCAGGTGCGCCGCAAAGCTGGTGCAAGCTGGGATTGTTCGGGTTGTCTATGAACTGCCCCCCGTCGACTTCGTTGAACGTTGGGCACTTGAAATGCGAGAGGCGCAAGCGATGTTTGCCGACGTCGGGGTTGCCGTTACCGTCTTGGGGGAAGCATGCTAGTCGCACCGCCACCCCCGCCGGCCACTACGAAGCGCCCCGTCGCGTTTTATGATACAGAGGCGTACCCTAATTACTGGCTGTTGAAATTCAGGCCAAAGGGCGGCGGCGCCTATGGTTTCCGGCTCCGTGCGGGCCAATCGTTTGACCAGGCAACTTGCGCCCGCATTCGGCTACTGTTTGAAGCCTATAGCGTTATCAGTTTCAACGGCTTGCGCTACGACGTGCCCATGATTACGTCGGCCCTCATGGGCTACACCGCGGAGCAATTGAAGTGGCAAAACGACCGTATCATCGTTGAAAAGGTGAAGCCTTGGGAACTCGGTCTCCCCGATTGGCGCCCCGCCGATCATATCGACATTATGGAGGTCATCCCAGGCGCTGGGGGACAAAAGCTATTTGCTGGCCGTATCCATTACAAAACCATGCGCGACTTACCGTACCCGCCAGATACGCACGTTACCCCAGAGCAACAAGTCATAGTCGACGAGTATTGCGAAAACGACCTAGGGCAGCTTGAGGCGCTTTACGACGCGGTGTTGCCTCAGATCAAATTGCGCGCACGCTATGGCGCACGGTATGGCCTAGACCTTCGCAGCAAGAGTGACGCACAGATGGCTGAAGCGGTTTTGAAGCGACGCTGTGAACAGGCCGTCGGCCAACAAATATTCAAGCCCAATATCGATTGGAATTTATCATTCAGGTATCGAGTCCCTGAGTTCATTCGGTTTGCTAACCCCGAGTTAAACCGGATACTTGACGCAGTCGAGAGCGCAATATTCAGGCTCAATAAACCCGATCCGCTAGGATTGCGTAAGGGTAAAACGGTAGCCATGCCGCCAGAACTGGAAGGCCTGACCGTTACGCTCGGCGGCGTAACGTACAGCATTGGTATCGGGGGACTACATAGTAGGGACGAAACTCGCGCCATTGTGGCTGGTCCCGACGAGATTTTGCGCGACGCAGATGTGCGCGGGTACTACCCCAACCAGATGATTAAATCCGGCGAGTACCCGCCGGCTCTAGGCCCGGCGTTCGTACCAGAATACGGCAGCGTGATCGAAGAACGGACCGCATGTAAGGACAAGGTCGGCGCATTCAAAACTGCGGGTATCGAATCTGGCGAGGAATACGAGGACGCCGCCGCCGGCAATGATGGCGGAAAAATTATGTCGAACGGCACGTTTGGGAAGACTGGCAGCCCCCATAGCGTACTTTGGGCGCCAACGATGATGATACAAACGACGCTCAACGGGCAATTGTCACTGCTGATGTTGATTGAGTGGCATGTGCACTACCAGATTCGAATCGAGAGCGCCAACACTGACGGCATCGTTATGCGTTGCCCTAAGAATCTCGTCGATACTTCGAACTACCTGATTAAAGAATGGGAACGCCGCACCGGATTGGAAATGGAGTTCACCGAATACCGGGCGTTATATATGCGAGACGTAAATGATTACATTGCCATAAAGAGCGACGGGAAGGTAAAGCGTAAGGGCGAATACGCGCCAGCCTCGCTACTAATGAAGAAGTCCCCCGACGTCGAAATCTGCTCGGACGCAGTGTCTGACTTCTTGGCAAAAGGCGTACCCGTCGACTACACCATAGCCGCTTGCCGAGACATTACCAAATTCGTCACGATCCAGAACGTGTCCGGCGGTGCTAACAAAATGTGGGGCGAAGGGCCGCGCAAGGGCGCCCGGGTCATGGACATGGTCGGCACGCTACAGGCCGGCGGCTGGGTCAAGGAGGGCCGCCAATGGCGCCGCGGGGACATGCTGGCACCAGCGGCCACAGCATACGCCGCGTGCTTCCAGCCCCAACGGCCGGAGTATTTGGGCAAGGTAATCCGCTGGTATTACGGCACGCGGAGCCCTGGCCCTATCGTCTATTCATCAAACGGCAACCTTGTTGGCGGGAGTTACGGGGCTATGCCTTGCATGACATTACCGGACCAATTCCCGGACGATATCGACTATGCGTGGTACGTTTCCAAATCGGAAGCAATCTTGCGCGACTTAGGTGTTGACATAGCTAAATAATTTATCTACACTCACCACATGCTTACACTTTATCCCGGCCTTATGGCAAACATGGACGACGGGCACTTAATCCGGTCGCTTGAGTGCGAACCGTCAATTATGCGGACGCCCGTCGAATTGGAACTTATGGCCCGCTGTGAAAGGCTGGCGGACGAATTGGCCGACCTTCCAACCGTCGACACGATTGAGGCCCGGGTATCGGAAGCGGTCGCCCAATACCCGGAAGAGGATTTTTTAGAAAAGCTGGCCGACCGTGTTTTTGAATTGGGCAAATTGCTCAAGGGTGACAACAAAGCCGAAGCCCATGCAATCGCCAAGGAACTTACCGAACTTGGGCAACAAGTGGCAAACGACGCGGCCTATGGGCGGGAAGAGTTGGACCAGATACTTAACCCGAAAAAGGAGCCCGCACCATGAAAGCAATTTTGGTACTACTGGCCGCCTACGCCTTTGCGGCGTGGAACGATGCCCAAGCCGGCGACAATTCCTGCTTGCAAGGGGTCCGCGTTGCCCGTGAAACTTACGTGCTTGTCACGCTCGACCCGGCCAATCCGCCTTTGCCGGCGTACCGTGCGGCCTTTGAATATCGGATGAAGCGGCAGCCGTTCCCGGCAAATAGGGAGCATGCTTCAAACGCTTTGATTTACATTATTACCCGCCTGAAAAACGCCGACATGGTTCCATTTGAGGAATGGCAAGTCGATTGGGCGGCCCAGGAATACGTGAACAAGGAGTGCCGCCAGTGACTTGCCGTAACGTCGGGAGCGGTTGCAATTACCCGGAAGGGGAATGCTTGGGATTTTGTCTAAACAAGGGGTACGAAGTGCAATACAAGAATGGAACGAAATTGACCGACCGGGAGTCCGGCGCCGTCTTCGTGGTCTATAACTCAAACGAGTCGCTTACCCATTACCAGGGTGCGACCGGCATGGGTGACGCGAAGACTTCCGAAATTCCCGTAATTTTTGAGGTCGACGGGGCGCCGTTGCCCAATGTGGCCGAAGCGTTGTCGGCGCTTGACGTGCAAGAGGGCGGGGACCATTACAAGAAGTTGGGCGCATATCAGCCTTGGGAAGTGTTGCGCCACTGGCTCACGCCCGAAGAATTCCGCGGGTACATGAAGGGCACGGCCATTGCGTACTTGGCCCGGGAGCAAGACAAGGGGGGCATGCTGGATATCCGCAAAGCAGGCCACACGCTGCAGGGCCTTGTCGAACTGTCGGGGATTGAATAATGGCCGCCCGCGAATCCTCCGCAATGGTCAAGGCCCGCAATCTGGTAACGGAACAGGGAATGACCCCCTACGCCGCCGCGCAAAAGGTCGGCTTGACCCGCTCGGCAATCTACATGGCCCTTTGGTACAAGGTGTGGAAGGCGGCCCAAAAATGACAGCCGCCGCCCTCTTGCTCCTTTGGTTGCTGGCGGGCGTCGCTGTTGCCCAACTTTTCAGGATTAACCCGCGATGAAGCGCCATAACTGCCAGGCCCGCCAGTACGGCGACCAGATGATTTGCGCCCCGTGTGGGCTCAATTGGGACGTGAACGACCCGGAGCCGCCGGACGGCAGCTACTTGTGGGATGAGCCCAGGGGGAAAATGAGCACCACTTACACCGCCTACGACAAAAGCGACGGATTCGGATCGTCAGACTACGAGGGTTTTCCGCTCAAGGCAAAAACCGATCGGTCCGCAAGGATCGAAGCCAAGAAGCTGGCGGCCGCAAAAGGCTGGGCGGAGCACGGAATTACGTTCTTCCGTCAGGACGACGGGTGCCGGGGAGAGATTGACGCATCCAATACGCCAGCAAAGCGCGGCGCCCCGTTTCAAATGACGGGGGCCGTGCGGCGCAACATCTTCACGGACCAGGAAAGCTGGTCCACCGCTCAGCGGATCGGCAACGGCAATGCCTCGCTTGGGATCCGCCTGGCGCTGGCGGCGTACCCTGGCGAGAAATAACCGCAAGCTTGCCGAAAACGGCAGGCGCCTGACAGCGTGGCAGGATGTCACCACGCGGCGAATGAGGGGAATGAGATGAGAGTAAATATCCTCTGTGCCGGCAAAGTACTCGGCGCAGCCATCAAAACCGATGCCGGCGTTGCCTACGCCGCCCGTCCGTTCGCAACGGACACCATGGCCGGATTGGCCGAAACCGAGGCGCACTGCGCCGAATTCAACGCCCGTGGCTTCGGGCGCCCGATCTACGCCAAGCCGGCGGCGGAATGCCGGTACAACGAGCCGGCGCGCTGAACGGCGCCACGACTGACCACCAGCCGCCTACGGGCGGCTTTTTCACGCTTGCCGATCCTGCGCCCTGCCCGTCCGCCAGCGATCGCACACCAGCAGCAGCGCCACACCACCCGTAGTGATCGCCGTCGGAACGCTCGGCACGTCGCCGGTGAGGATGGCATAAATCCGGGCGACGGCGCCGACGGTGAGCAAATGGAAGGCAAGCCGCGGCACCAGGCTAGTGCAGGGGCTCATGCGGTTGATTGCCGGCTCGGCGCATCAGCGAAGACGAAATTGAGCGCATCACGCACTGCTCAGGATATGAGCGAGACGCGGCGCCGACGACGGCCACAGCGCGCGTAGGCGCCGCGTTCCTGCTGGCGATCGAAACAGCGATGCGCGCCGGGGAGATTGCTGGCCTGCAATGGCAAGACGTGGAATTCGAGCGCCGATTCTGCCGCACGCGAGGCAAGACGCCGGCGGCAAGGCGCGAGGTTCCGCTGTCGTCGGAGGCGCTGCGGATCCTGCGACAGCTTGAGCATGTGCGCGATGGCGATCTGGTGTTTCAACTGCGCTCAACGATCTTGGATGCGCTGTTCAGGAAGATCAAAGGCATGGCGATGATTGAGGATTTGCACTTTCACGACACGCGCCACGAGGGCATCACCCGGCTATCCAAGCGCCTGCATGTGCTGGCCTTGGCGCGCGCTGTCGGGCACAAGGACCTGCGGATGCTCCAGGTGTACTACAACGAGAGCGCCTAGGACCTGTCCCGCCTGCTGCCATGATGGCGTGGAAAATATACACAAATAATGCTTGCAATCCTGCGTGGTGTGTATATAATGAGCACATCAACAACGAACCGGGAGAACGAGATGGCCACAATCTACGACGGGAACATGATCGCTAAGGGAACCAAACTCCCATCCGGGGAATGGGGCTGGTCAGACTTCGGCTGGCACACCAGCCTGCCGGCCATCCTCGTGCAGTTCGCGCCCGAGGCAGAGCTTGCCAAAGCTCGCAAGAACCCGGCGTTTGCCGAGTGGATCGGCGGCTCAGTCGGGAACGACGGCGCTCGGCAGGCCGCCGAAGCCGCGGCAAATTCCGCAGCCAGCGACGCCAAGATGCTCGAACTTTACGGCTCGTCCGGCGTAATGAACCACGGCGGAAATGTCAGGGTCGGATTGTGCGAGGACGGCGAGTAAGCACGCAAGCTTGCCGGCAACGGCCGCGGGGTCACAGCCATGCAGGCGGCTTACCGTTTATTTCTGGATAGGGTGGAACTATGAGCCGTTACCGTGTGGCCGCCATTGCTGCGGCGCTGGTGTTGCTGCTGGGGCTTGCTGGCCGTATGGATTACGAAGACCAGCAAGCCGACCAGGCTCACTATTGCGAAATGGTCAAGGCCGGATATTGGCCGGACTTCCAAGGGACATACCGCCGCGAATGCCGGACGCCCAAGAGCGTGCCACGTTGAGCCCTATGGCGTCCGCGTCGCTGTAAAAGGATGCGAGAGCGGCCAAGATGGCGCCCCCGAAAAGGAAAATTGAACGGTGTCGGAACATGGTATTTTCTCCTATGGTTTAACGGTTGCCTTCTGTGCGACGTTCGCGGTCATGTACGCGCCCACCGTGGCAATGACAACCGCCGAATATACGCCGTCGGCAATGTGGCCGGTGACGCAAAGGGCGGTCGCGCTTGCGAGGGACAGAAGCGCCAAAATGAATTTGCGCGACTTCATTATTTGTCCGCCTTTCCGTCAAGTTTGTCTTCAATGCGGTCGAGTTTTGCAAATATTGCTTTGGACAGCCCGTCGAATTGCTCCGTGCGGACATACCCGCCAGCCACCAGCACTTTAAGGTCGCCCACTTGAGAACTGAAAACCTTGTCGGCTTTCTCAAGGTCTTTAACCGCTTCCCACATGGCCTTCATCCACCAACCGCCCAGCACGCCGACGATTGCAAAAAGTACGTTAAATAGTTGCTGATTGTCCATAGTGAACGCTCGGTAAGGGTTGATTATTTTGCAATCATCCAAAGGTGTTGCGGCGTGACCCGGTGCAAGGCTTCCGGGCGGAAGAGCGGCGACCCGCCTTGGGAGAATGCCCAGGCGACCAACTCAGAACAGAACCAGGCGTCGGGCTCTTGCCAATCCCGATGCGTCAGAAGCCCGAAGAGGGCCGTAAGGTCGTAGGGCTTGCCCACTTGCGAACGGACGGCAGCAAGGACCGCGGCGTCGTCTTGGCAAGCCAATTCCACAATGCAATGTGCGGAATGCTTGGCGATGATTTCAGCCAGCGGCGTAACGCGCACCGCGGGCCATGTGGCTTCTATGGCGTCTTCCCCGTCAATCAAAGCGACGTGGCTCCAATCGCTCCAAGTGATGGCACGAATAAGGACCGCCCCGGGCAGCTTTGAAGTGCAGAAGAGGACGCGCATAGCTGCTCACTCCCCGTAGATTTTCGGCCAGCCGCCGAAATAGTCATAGGACGCCGGGTCGGCGCTGGCTTCCATGGCAACCCGGTGCGTTTCGGCGGCGGCAAAGACCGCTTGGTCGCTTGCAGCGGCGGCGGCAAAGACATCGCCCGCAAGTGCTTGGGTAATGGTGATAAATGAGCCGTCCATGGTCTTCCATTGCAGGCCGGCGGGAATACTGGCGCCCATCATGACCAAGCCAATTTGCTGGATACGGGAGCCGTCGTCGCTATGGAACCACTTTGCGCCAACCTTGATGCCCCCGGCCTTGCGGCGGTCGCGTTCGGCTTTGATGGCATCCCATTGGCGACCCTTTATTTGGTCAATTGGCGGCGCGGGCGGCGGCGTAAAGGAAGTGCCGTCGAACGACCAGCCTTCGTGAACATCGGCGGCGCAAGGCTCCCAATGCAATGACGGATGAAACGGCGGCAATTCTTCGGCGTCCAAGCGTTCGACAACTTTACCGTTTTCGATACGTGCGAAATTTTTCATTTTTTAATACCTCACATGGATTTGACCGCGTGCGCCTGCGCCGCCAGTAGAAGACGTTCCGCCGCCACCGCCGCCACCGCCTGGAATTGCGCCATTGCCCGCCGCACCTTGAGCACCGCCGCCGCCGCCGCCGCCCATGGCGGCTGCTGCTCCGGGGCCGCCTTGAACGTTACTTGCAGCGCCGGTAGTACCGCCGCTGGAATTCAAGTTAATGATGCCGCCGGAACCTACGCCGCCGCCGCCGCCGCCGCCGCTCGGGTTTGGTTGTCCACCAGCGCCACCCGTGGCCGAAATGATGCCGCCGAAACTTGTCGTACCGCCAGCACCGCCCGCCGCGCCCGCCGCGCCAGCACCGCCCGCCGCGCCGATTGTGCACGCAATGACTTGGCCGGGAGTAACCGCATAAATGCCGCGGGCGTAGCCGCCGCCGCCACCACCTCCAGACGTACCGCCACCAGCGCCAGATCCACCACCGCCACCGCCGCCGCCCCAAAGCTCTACATCAAGAGTAAAGACGCCAGCGGGTACGGTGAAATTTCCCGTCGCCGTAACAATTGCCAAATTGGCAAAGCCAGGGTGCAGCGTTGCGCTTGCCGGATTCAGCAAGACCCATTTGGTCAACGTGCTATCCCAAGCCAATTCCAGCCGATGGCCGGCGCCGGCAATGTCCCCGGCAACAAGCGGAAGATTATTGCCCTTGACGATGGTTGCCGGCGCTATAACGCCGCTGTTCGGGGTGAAGGTTGGCGTCGCCGTAGCATTCGCGGAAGCTGCCCGCACGCTCAAACAAACCCCGTTTGACGGGTAGCGCGGGACCGGCGCGAATGTGGCCGTAATAGCATCGGCCGTGCCGCCGGTTGCAGTCGCCACGGTTTCCCCGAAGATGGCGGCGGCGTCCGTTACGGCGCTTTGAATATTGGTGCCGTCGCCCACAATCAGGGCTGCGGTATTGACGACCAGGCCGGTGCCGGAAGCCGTCTTGCAGGTGATAGTGAACGCGCCGGTCGTGTTGTTGATTACCGTCCATTCATTGACGATGGTCGGGAAAATCAAATTCAGGTTGGCGGTAAGGGTGCCCGTAATGACAATGACCGGCTTACCGTACTGCACGGGGGTAAGGGTCACGTTTGCGCTTGCCATGACGACGGTCGTTACGCCGTTCGCAAAGTCCGGCACCCAGCCCGCCGCGGCGGCCACGCCCGCGCCCGTATTCTCCGGGTCCGTGGTGTTGTTTTCGACCGTATTGAACCAGTAGCCCAGGCCGTCCGACCGCATGATGCGGGCGCCCTTTGGATACCCGCCGACGTTGCTGTCCGCGGCGAACGCTCCGTCGAAAGCATAGCCCCCGCCAGCATTGGCCCAACGAAGGATTGCGGACAGTCCAAAAAGAATGCCGTTCATATCAAGGCCAGAAGGCGGGACGCCCCCGGCGGCAATCGGCGTGCGGGTCAAGGGCGGGAAGCCGTCGACCAGGGACGCGGCGCCAGCGGTAATGCCGATTTGCGACGCCGTCGGAATGGTGTTTTTCGCCCCTGCATTGGCGAAGGGCAAAACCAGTTTTGCCGGTGTATTAGTTAGCTGCATTTATGGCCCCTTGCGGTACGAATACGCCTTGCCCGAAGGGCGCGGCCGATAACCCAGCCTCAGAGAACCCAAACAAAGGTAAGGCGCTTTGGAAAAGTGAAGCATTCACGCCAGCCGGTCTCGGCAAGGCGCCCGATTGCGTCATGATAGCAAACTCATAGGGGGTAAGGTCAAACTCAAACGTATACCGTAGCGCCATGCCCCCCAGGTCATTGACGTAGCACCGACCACGGCCGGCGAACATATTTTGTAAAAGTTGATTTATTGCCGGGGCATTTGTGGCCGAAATGTTCGCCAGCGCCTTGACCAAAATCAATTGCCGATAGGCGTCGTCGGCAAGTTTGTAAGTTTGTGTTGCCGGGGGCGTGCCGTCATAAAACGGCTGGTCGCCAAAGGTGTAGGAGCCTGGCAAGGCGTCCTTAAACCCGAAGTACAGCGACGCGTCGGGTATCAACAATTCCCGCGAAATGCCAACGATACGGCCCCAAATGTCCAAGCCGAAGCCTTGGGCGCTTTCAACGTTCCACACGTAGTCGAAGAAGGCGTCGAAGTCCGCCCGCGGGTCCAAATAGGTATTCATGTTGCGGACAAGCTGGCTTATCGTGGCCGAATTCGCATATTGCGAAATAATCGTTTGTTCGACGTTAATCATGGCTAGACCCGCGTAACGGTAATGTCGGCCGCGCTTACGGTTGGCCGTTGGTCAATGCCAACATTGATTTGCGTCAAGGTCGGGGAACTGGTGCCAATAAGCACGCTGATAAGGGACACGTTCGACGCTACGGACACGACGGCGCCATAGTACCGGCTGGCAAGGATGGTCGCCCCGATGCGCTCCCGGGTTGTGCCGTCCGCCCCGTTGAAGCGGGCAATAATGGCATTCTTCACCAGTGTTACGATATTCGACGGCAAGCTGGGGTCGTTGACCAGTTGAACCGCAAACTTTACAGCCAAGGCCGCCGGCCGCTGGAACTTGATAGTGTACGAGGGTTGCGGGTAGCTGTAGCCGCTGGGGTCGACAACCGTGGCCGACGTGTTGCCGTTGGTATCGCAACCCAAATCCTTTTTGGCCCAAATGGCGGCGGCAACGTCCGCGTCGGCCCCGCCCACGACGGCCACATAAACCGAATGCGCGGCAATGGGGTAATTCGTGGAGCCGGTATTTACAGCGGCGCCCGTGGGGTTGTCCTTGACGTAGACGTCGAGAACGTCAGCGAGGGCGAAGACTTCCGCATAAATAGCTTGCGGCGTCCCGGTGCCATTCAGGGCGACCGAATTCTTCCGGCGGTACTCAAAATCCGCCCGGCTTTCAACGTCCGACCCCAGCGTGCCGTCGGCCGCGTTCGTGATCGTATCCCAGCCTGGCACCGCTTGATAAACTTGGGTCAGGGTGCCAGCGGCGCACGGGATAGGGCCGGTCGCAACGTTTTGGAATTCGGCCGTAACGCTCCCGGTTGCATCAATGGTAACGGCGCCAGCGCAAGCATACGTGTTGCCGCTGGTGTCTTGGGCCAAGGTGCCGCCGGGAATCACGGTGCCCGCAAGGCCGTTGACCGTGGCCTGTACGCTGGTTGGCGTGGCCGGCTTGCGGGTCAAAAAGTAAATGCGGGCAATGGCATCTTGGAAGCGGTCGGCGGAATATTGCGGGTCGACTTGATTCACGAACAATGCAAATTCGTTATTCTTGTCCCCAATAATTGCGGCCTGGCTGGAAGCAAGTTGGCCTTGCGGCGTTTCAAGCGCCGGATTGAGCCCGCCCCCAAAGGCGGCGTTAATGTCGTCTTGAACGCCCGCCAATACGGCAGTTTCCGCGGGAATGACAAGGCCAGCCGGCGTAAACTGGATTTTTGGAACGCTAGAAAGTGACATTGTTAGCCGCTCCCGTTTCGTCAATAAATTGGATTTGGCCCATAATTTCGCGGGCGTCGAATGCTGAAATTATACATTGAGCGGTCACGACGCCGGGAACTGTTAACGCCGCTTTCTCAATGTAGCCCGTCAGCAAAGACAGCGGCGGCAAGTGGCCTAGCACGTCTTCAAAGTACGGAATACCCTTTTTCGTGGAGTACCACAGTTCCCCCAGGAACAGGCGCACGGCGCTTGCAACGTCTTGGGCCAGGGCATACGGGGGCGTCGCCATGGCGATATTGCCGGCGCTGTCTATGACCAAATCCCATTGCCCTCGATCAAGCAAAAGCGTGTTGTATTGCGTCATACTGGCGCCCCTGTTTGTGAACCGCCGGCCGTAACGCCGCTGTGCTTGTGATTATGAAGGCTCACGCCATTTGCCACAACGTCGACGTCGGCTGTCATGGTGCCGGTGAAGTGCGCGGCGCCCCCGCCAGTTTGCGAAACGGTCCCGTTTAATACCGTGGCACCGTTGACCGTGAAGGTTGGCGTCGTGACCGTTGTGGACGTTGTGCCGTTGATTTCCACAGTAGCCGCGTTCAATTGGATATCCGGCGCCTCAAGGATGATGGCCGTCGGGGAATGAATCCGGATGCCCGCGGCGCTGAATTGGATGTATTGCGTCGGCGTACCATTGAGCATGCCGCCAAGGTACATGCCGTCGGCAAAGCTGTATTGGCGATGGCTCCCGGGGTTGCCCTGCTTCTTGGTGGTCTTGACTTGCGAAATGTCCCGGCTGGCGAAGACAGCGACGCCAATGTCCCCTTTTTGCGGGTCAATGATGATGCCATTGGCGCCGCCCTGCAGCCGAAAATAGGGCAAGTTGTAAATGGTCACATGGGGCGTCGGGTTGCCCTGGCCGTCCAATTGGTTGACCAGCGGCGTGACGTCGACATAGCCCACGGGGGACAGGCCGCCCGCGTTCGTGCAAGACTCAATGCGGACCAGGGTCGCGGTTTGCATCTTCCCTAGCGCCTGTTGCACCATGAATGCGATGCGATCAAATTCGCCAAGCGCCGCTTGCAATGGCATCAACCCATTTGGATTTTTAACGGTTTTGGACATAATAATTTAACGCTACTCCGACGACTGAGGAAAACCAAGCACCGCCCGGCTTTTCGGATTCAAGACGATGGGCCATTTTTAAAATCTGCCATTGCCCTTTTGCCGCAAGGTTATCGCTTTCGACTTTTATTAGGCCGCCGGTTATGAATGATGGGTTGTATAGCGTATCAAAACGCAAAAACGTGCCGTCAAAACTCGGGTATCTGACCAACCCGGTGTCGGCCGAAACCAACGGGATTAATGCGTTTCGATATGAACCTTTCGGCCAGATCGAAAGTACATTATTTTCAATATTGAGTTCAATTCCGGCGGCTTTTGCCAAATCTCGCGCCTGCTCTAAATCAGTGTTCGCCAGATACACGTCGGAAAGCATCACGTTGACGCCGGAATTTTCAAAAACCAAACCCATTGACGTCGCAATCTGGCGCATTATGTCAGCCACATTGCCGCCACCCTTAAAACTTCTTGGCGCCACCGTTCGCAATGCAGCGGAATACGCGGCTTGCGCTTGGATGCGAAAGCCCACGTCGGGCATGCGTGAATAGTCAGGCCACGCTTTGACCATGTTTCCCGCAAAAACTACGCTTTCTTGCGTCCCATCTATCGCAAAGACGACAATTTTATTGCGAGTTGCTTCTGTTATTCGTAACGGGTAACTCGTAATTGCGTTCATGTCAGATTGCGACATGCCAAAAATCTCGGCGCGGAGTTCTCCCATTTGCACCCAACCTGCATTCTCACAAGTTGCTGTCGCCCGATAACCTTGCAAAACAATTTGGTCAGAACCGGCGTCGTCAAATTTGGGGTTATCGCTCCCCAAGGTAATGACAAAGCGGAGCGCCTTTTTATTCTCAAATGAGGGCATATTCTTCTGCCGTCAAATAGACCAAGTCGAAGCGGGCGCCCAAGCCGTCATAACTGGGGTCGCTGCTTCCTTGGGAGTCAATAAAAAGCAAGTTTCCAGCAAACCCGGCGTACTCTCGGGATATGAGCGGCACGGCGTCCCGGGCGATTGTCCCGACCGAAATGTCGACCCCGTCCGCGTTGATATCAACGAAGATGCCTTGCGGCTTCTGGTACACGTAAATTTGGCAATTCTGGCCGCCCAAAACGGCTTTGGTTGCTTGCGACGGGACGGGTTGCAGGGGTACGGATTGCATTATTTCACCAATCCTTGAAGGTAATTGCCGGCCTTTTCTGCCAGGCCCGGAAGTTTGTTGGCAATGCTCTTTAGCGTGGAAGGCGGGGGCGTTTGCGCTTGCACCTTCCCGTTATCGGCTTGCGGAGTGGCGCCGGCATCCTTTGGGGCGTCGACTTGCCCCTTGTTCGATTGGGTATATTGCGCCGATACTTGGCGGATTTCCTTTAAGGTAATTTCCACGGTAAGCAGGGTCGCGCCCTTGGAACTATGGCGGGCGTAGTTGTACCGTTCGACGGCATAGTCAATATAGGTAACTTCGGGCGTTACTACGCTGTACAGGTCCGTCGACTTGCATGCCTTGTCGATGGCTTCCAAGAAGGTGCGGCGGTTCTTTTCGCTGCCCGTCAGGCATAGCACCACTTGAGGCGCCGCCGCGGTTTCGACCTTGTTGTAGCTGGCGAAGCTGCCCCGCTCCAATGGGAAGTCGCTTACGCGGGTTTCCTTGGAGTAATCCACGGAGCCGGTGGACAGCGTGGAGCCCAGGCCGGCGGCTTCCAGTGCGTTGCCAATCAGCCCGGTGAACTTGGACGGGTCGCCAAGCGGTTTGCCCTTGCTGTCCCAAATGCCCCAGCGGGTTTGCACTTGGAAAACGCGCCATAGCATCCCTTGCAGCAACCCAAGGCCCGCCCGGACGATAGGGGGGAACTTGGCCGACCGCGGCAACGCCGGGACGCCTGGCAGCTTCGGAACGCTGGGAAATGGGATAAGCGGCATGTCAGGTCAACCCGTAATTGGCTTGAGAGGTAAAGAGGTAATCCAGCGACTTGCCCATGTCCTTGGCAATACCGTTGGCATCCGTGGCCGCCGTGTAGACCTTCACTTCGCCAATGTGGGTTTCCACACTCTTGGAAGAGGCGCCAGGGGTCCCGGCGGCGTTCGCTTGGGCAACCTGTACCGCACCAGCCCCGGCGGCGGCCTGCGAGGCGCCAGGCACACCCCCGAGCATGGAAAGGGCCAATTGTCCCCGCTTGGCGGCTTCGCCAGCCTTGTCGGCGGGGCGTTCGTAGTGTGACGATACCGCGGCGGCCTGCGAGGCGCCAGGCACACCCCCGAGCATGGAAAGGGCCAATTGTCCCCGCTTGGCGGCTTCGCCAGCCTTGTCGGCGGGGCGTTCGTAGTGTGACGATACCGCGGCGGCGGCTTCGGCCGCTCCGGTGGTCCCGCGCAAAATGTTTCCGGCCTTGCGTTCGTTGCCTTGGGTCAATTCGTAGTGCATGAAGGCCATTTGCTCTTCCATGCTTGAACCCTGAATGTCCTTGCCGAACTTCTTTTTGAACTCGGCTTGCCGGTCGGGGTGCCATTGGCCGATGCCATACGCCTTGCCGTTGTCGCCCACAGCGTCCGGCCTAAAGGCGCTTTCCCGCTTGATGTTGGCAGCGAGGCCCGCGGCTTGCTCCCGCGACCAGCCTTGTGCCTGAAAATAGGCCATGGCGGCTTGCTCTTCCTTGGTGCCGCCTGCGGCGCTCTTGCCGGTTGAATTGACCGTACCGGAGCCGGCTGCCGGAGCCGGGGAACCCGGGGGCGCCGGAGCATCGTCGGCGCCATACTTCTTGCCGTTGCCGCTCATGAATTCCCCGGCGGCGAACTTGGCCCGCTTCCAATCCCGGTCGAAGACGGCGGACAGCACATCGGCCGCGGCGATTGCGCGGTAAACCATGTCGCCTAGCATGTCCTTTAGCCATTTGATACCGGCGCCGGCCGCCTTAAATCCGGGCTCCCATTTGCTCCAATCAATGAAGCTGTCGCCCCCGCGCTTCCATGTCTGATAGTCTTGCCACAGGGCGGCGATTGCGGCGGACAGCGCCAGCACGGCGACCACAGTCAAGTTAATTGGAATCGTGGCCGCTGCAATTCCAGCCAGGCCGACGGCAATGATTGTAAGGAATGTTTGCACGAACTCTTTATTTTCCCGAATCCATGCGCCGAAGTCCGCGAAGACTGCAAACATTTTTTCAAGCGCCGGGGTTGCCGCCGACAACAGTTCCCGCCCGAAGGCTTCAAAACTTTGACGGCCGGCGACCATGGCGTTACGCAAGCGGCTGGCTTCTTCGGCCTGCTGTTTGGTGACGGCCCCATATTCCTTTTGCCGGGCAATCATCAATTCGACTTCGGAACGCCCCTTTAGCAAAAGTTGCATGGTCCCTTGGTCAATGCCCATCATTCGGCCCATGTTGTTGGCCGTGGTGCGGTCCATCTTGCTAAAGCGGTCGGACAGGTCCAACAGTAGGTCGTTGACCGGCCTGGCTTTGCCTTGGGTATCGGCAAGGCTCATGCCAAGCGCGGAGAAATAGGGAATAAGGGACGATTGCCCGGTAAGCTGCAATTCAGTTTGCGACTTACTAAGCATGTCCATGGTGCCTTGTAGCCCTTCCGCGGAGCCGCCGGCAAGCTCGGCAGCGTTGGACCATGCGGAAATGCTGTTGACGCCTTGGTTGAGATTTTGCGCGAAGCGGTCAAGGGCCGCGTTTGCTTCAATCTGGTTTTCAATGAACCGCTTTACGGCCATTGTCCCGCCGATGATGGCAAGGAATTTGGCGGCGCTTTTGGCTACATTTTCAAAGCCTTCAGCGCCGTCCTTTCCCGACTTCTTGAGTTTGCCGCCGGTCTTTTCGGCTTCGCTTCCGGTATCCTTGAGGCCCTTGTCGACCTTGCCCTTCTTGGCTTCAAACTCCGAAGAGTCAAGGCCAAGTTTTACCAGCAAACTGTCGATGATGGTAGCCATGTGGATTATTCCCGTTTCGCCAAGGCGTTATTGTAGTCGTCTATCGTAATGACCTCTAGCATATCGTAGACGTCCCGAACCCCATAGACCGTATCCAATTCGTGCAACGTCGCCATGCGTTTGGACAGCAACGTCGCAACGGGCGCCGATACGTTCAAGTATTCCGCGAAGCCTTTTTGCGGGCCGCCGCCGGGGAGCCGCCGGAGATTGAGGGGGCGACGGCCTTCAAAAAACCCGTGTGGAGCTTCCACACTTCCGCCCGCAATTTGATACGGGTCGTGATTTCCTCTATGTCTTCTTCAATGAGATTGCGGACAATGTGCGGCTTGCTGGAATCGGGCATGATTTGCACGCACGACCACATTTCCGCTAAGAGCGGTTCCGCGACTTCCCATTTGAGCCCGGCCAGGGCCTTAATGCCGACTTCTGCCATGGCGGCCATGCCCATGCGTTCAAAGCCTTCCGGGACTTCAACGCCGCCGGCCATGAGCGCCAGAAGCGCCCGCATTGCCCAGGATTCCGCCCGGCTGGCTGGCATTTCGGTAAGTACAAAGACCTTACCATTATCCCGACCTTCGTCGGTAACGGTGTAATTTGATACGGTGCGTGCCATTGTTCGCTCTCCTGCGAAAAGTTGTTGACGAAGCCGTCATTTACGCTTACTCTACTGACGTCAACAACATTTTACGCTTAGTGAGGCGGCCATGTCAGCAAGAAAAGATTTTTCACCATTGCCTGGATTTCCAATTGAAACTAAGTTCACGTCCCTTGCTGCAATATCGGAATATCTACATGGTGAAAAAATAACGTGCTTGCTCTGCGGCCGCAGTTATAAGTCGATCAATTTCCATGTGAGCAAACACGGCATGAGCGCCGACGAGTACAAAGAAAAATACGGACTTCCTTACAGAACGGGCCTTACGAGTTCGGGAACTAAGGCGAAAAATCGGGCGAATGGGTATAAAAATTCAGAACAACTCGTGGTCATGCGGACGATGATTGATAGAGAAAAACAAATTGCAGCAACTAAAAATCAGAGAACAAGCGACGCCAAAAGATGTTTTTGCAAATTAAACGGCAAAAAAGCCACGGGTACGCCGCCCAAGTTTACCGTCGACCATGGGATTGTTATATTGAAACATATGGTCGATTTTGACGTATCACTAGCTGACGCCGTGCGGTCTACTGGAATCATGAGCATGAGCGGGTTCTGGGGCTTGCTTAAACGACATGCAAATGAGTTTGCCGCCGAATATGAAAACGCAAGAATGAATGTCACTAAAGGGTCAACTAACCCGATGATTAGGCGACAAGACGTGATTGACGACATTAGAGGAATGCGAAAATCCGGAATAGATCGCACAACTATCGCCGAGAAATATGGCGTACACGTGGAATATGTGACTATTCTTGAACGCGGCTATGAACGCCGCTACCGCAAGTGATTAGGTGCCCCGGGCGTGCGCTGGGAGAGGGCAACGCGGCCTTGTGGACCTTGCCCGGGGCGAACTGGTTACAGCAGGGAGCGGTTCACGCTTTCCCACGTGATGATGTAGTCAACTGGTTGCAAGACCTTTTGCGCGTCCGGAATCTGCTTGGCGTTCGTCAGAATGCCCCGGGTAAGCGTGAAGGATTCGCCGGTCGACGGTAGGGCGATGGAACCGGAAATGTAGAACACTTCCCGCGCCGTCTTCATTGCCTGAATGACAGCGGTGAAAATGTCCTTGCTGGGGCTGTCCGCCTGCAGCGTAATCGTTTGCTTAACCGGGTTGGGCACAAAGCCCGCGGTCATGCGCCCGTCGACGCCCATTTGAACTTCCGCCAGGTCGACCGCTTCCGTGGTGAAAGCCTTGTCGCTGGCGTAGCCCTTGAGTTGGACGGGGGCCGGAAAGAGGCCCGCGACCACAAGGGTAAAAACGCTGTTGGCGCTGGTGATAGTGGAATTGTCCATTTTGATGGCCTCCCCGGTTACATGATGTCAATGGATGCGACGGTAATCTTCTGCACGGCGCCGCCGTCCGTGTACCAGAAGTTAATTACCGGCGTGCCACGGTTGCCGCGAACTTGGGCGCCCGGGTCAAGGATTTGCAGGTAATAGCCCTGCTGTTCGATGATGGTCGACACGTCCAGGCCAGCGGCTTGATTCACTTGCGCTTTTTGCGACGCCGACATGGTAATACCGGTGCGAATGCTGCCAAAGTTGAGGCCCGCGGTAGTCGGGTCAATCATGGCCGCACGAATCAGGCTATAGCCGCTTTCGTTGTATGGAATTGACTTGACGCTGGTAAGCAGGGACAGCAAGGCCAATTGGAATTGCGAATTCAAATAGACTTGGTCCACGAAGGTATCAAGCCATTTCCATTTGCCTGTCATCTGCCCGTTATACAGGAAGTTGAAATTGCCATTGGCCGTCGCATAGGCACCGTAGAAGCTATAGCCGTTCGCCAGAAGGTTGGCGGCAATTTGCTGGTCGGTCACAGTGGCCGTAAAGCCCGGTTGGGACTTGAAGGCGGCCGTAATACGCCCATTGGTGCGGCTAAAGTCGATAGACGCCACGGAGCCCAGCACGAAGGCCGCAAGATCCTTGGTGTTGTAGACCGGGACGACGCCGTCGTATGCCGCGGTTTTCGCCAGGTAGCCGAAGTTCGTAGTCGAACCGCCAATGATGGCTTGCGCGTCCGTGTCCCAAACGATATAGGCGTAACGTTGATTTTGCGCGTTTGTCCAAACTGCAAACAACGTCTTGTCGGCGGTCACGGGCTCCCAAATGGTCATGAAGTCGACCCAATTTTGGGTTTTACTCTTGACCATATCCATGCAGGTTGCCGGCGTATCAACGTCAGCGCCTTGCGAAAGAATCATGCCGGTCGCGCTGGTCAGCTTGAGGCCGGCGGACAGCGTGCCGGTCGCTTCCGTCATCGTGGAAGCGGCGCCCGTGGTGCTTGACGTGAAGATAAAGCACGACTTGACAGCGTCCCAGGTAACGGCCGGGCCGGTGGTGAAAGCTGCGGCAATGATTGTGGCCGCGTTGCTGAAACTGGTCGCCGTTGCCAGGTTGATACTGGTCGACGTCTTTACGGTGCCGTTCATGGTCACAGTAATAACGCCGGTCAAGGCTTGCAGTTGCGCCAAGGTCATGCCGGCCAGGGAACCGGATTGCAGCCAGGCAGCGCGGGCGGTATTGACGAACGGCGCAAAAAGCAGGGTGCCGGGCTTGACGGTCGAATTAGCGAAGCCCAGGAAATACACTTGCGCTAGTGCGTACTCCGCGGAAGCGGGACCGAAAAACGCGCTTACGGCGTCCGCGCTGGCGAAGGATTGCACAGCTTTGGTCGGAAGGTATGCCGATTGGGAAAGCATGACGCCGTTAAGAGCCAGCGGATTACCGCCGGAACCAACGACGCCGGGGTTGACGACAACAATGTCACTGGCCGGGATAGGCATTTGTTCACCTCGTTAAATAAGTGGTAATCCGCAATCACGGTGCCACCACGTCGGCCGGCAAAATCTTGTTTGGAACAAGAACGTCGGCAAAGTCTTGGGGAACCGTAACAATTGGATTGTATTGCAAAGATGCCGTTAACGTCCATCGGCGTTCATACTGCTGTTCCCCCGTAACAAGCGGAGCTTGAATGCCGTCGGACGTGTACAGCGGCTTGATATTCGCCGGGAAGTGCGAAAACCCCCAATGCGAACGGAAAGCGGTTTTCACGGTTTTGCAAAACTCGCTTGCTCGCTCCCCGTAAAAGTCAATTTGAACGTCGATGCGCGTCGGCCCCTTGATTGTGGCCGTTCCAATGGCTGGAATAGGGTCAACCGGCGGCTGGTATTCGGTATCCGGAACGCTCAAATCAACCTGCAGCATTTCGGTAAGCACGATGCCGGGATTCGATGGCATGGGAACCCGGTTGACTTGAGCCCGGACAATTTGGGCGCCAGGCGCGAAAGGGGCCAGGAAGTCCGCCAGGGCGTCAATTACTTGGTCGACGGTGATTGAACTGTACATTATGCCCCCGGCATTTGTAGAACAATGGCCGCCTTGGTCCAAGTGGGCCAACCTTCCAGCACCTTGACGACAAGCCAATCTTGCCCGGCAATTTGGACAATATCGCCGCCGGTTCCATCCGGACGAATGACGCCGGCAAGATTCCCGCGCAAGTAGATTGCCCGGATGGTGCCTTGAACGTTGAGGCCGTCAAGCTGCTTGATATCGTTGGCGTCGAGGGCTTGAATCTGCCCCGGGCCGGTCACGGGGGCGGCGTAGCTGGGAACCTGGCGGCGGCCGGCGCCCGTGGTGAAGCCCGTCGACCGCAAAACGGTAACGGTTTGATTCGGGTTGACGGTGCTGGTCACACCGTTGGCGAGTCCGCGCAAGTCCATTATTCCTTGACCTCATAGGCCACTGAATTCAAAAGATGGCTAGTGTCAATAAGCGGCTTGGCAAATCCCTTGGCCTCTATGGTACTCGGGGCCAGCGGCGGCGACTGCAAGTCATTTATGCTTTGCTGCAAGGCACCCTTTATGTCTTCGCCCATCATCGCCAGCACCTTGGGGCCGTCGTAATTCGCAGCCTTTGCCAGCTTCGCCATTTTCGGCGCCCATGTGGGGGATTCCTTGGCAATCATTTGGCGGAAGAAGGGACGGGGCGGGCGCCCGGGGCCGCCATACTCGTTCCAGAAGGCCACGGCGGCGACCGGCGTTCCATCCGGGTACGTTGCGCCTTCCATGAAGCCGACCGCCACTTCGCCGCCGCCCATCTTGCGGGCGATATCTTCAAGGGCCTTCATGACCCCGTCGGAGCCGCTTAGTACCTTGTCGGGCATGGTATGTACCGCATGCCGCGCAAGCTGCTTGTCGCTTGAAAAAAACTGCTACCATACTGCGATTGCCGGAACCAAGCGCCGGAACCAGGCGTCGCCGCTACGTCATCAAAGGCGGCCGATACCGACCCCTCTCCGGCTTGCGAAACGCGCCCCACGGGCCGCGGCATGCCGTCCGCACTCAGAAGGCCGCCAAGATAGGCGACGTGCGCGGTCAGCATGTTAAAAAGGGTCGCCCGGCGGGTAAGATTCTGCACGGGCGAATTGTCCGCATTGGACAGATACAAGCCGGCTTCCATGAAGCAGGCCGTAAGGGTAGCGTCAGGAACCGCCGCGAATTCGGGGTATCTGGCTTTGAATGCGGTCGGGTCGAATACAACGGCGGCCATTTCGCTTACTCCTTGGTATCAGCAACCTTGACGCCCATTGCCTCTTGCGGCATGGCTTCAAAGCCGGTTTTTTCTTCCTTCAATTCCTTGCTCTTGGCCTCGACCTCTTCGGTCGTGCGGGCCTCAAAGATGGCGCCGGACTTCACGGCCGGATGGTCCTTGTGGACGGTCTTCCAGGTTTCCCAAAACTCACCGTCGACCGGGGTCGTGGCGCAATCGGCGCCAATGATGATTGCTTTGTTCAAGCCGGCAAGTTCCACTTTCTTGGACACGTCCAAGGGGTGGTCGAGAATGAGGCCGTGGGGCAGTTTGCAGCAAATCAGCACAATTTTTGCGGTAGCCATGTTCGTTACTCTCCTAGATGGTGAAAAGCCCGGGAGCCGAAGCCCCCGGGGTTGCTGCTTAGATTGCCAGCATTTGGGCAATCAGGAACGGGCGGAACACAACAGTTCCCCAAGTTCCTTGGCTCTTTTTTTGGCGAAACGAACTCGACCAGACCACAATCGGGTGCGCCCGCATTTTTTCGGTGAAGCCGCAAGACGCGGTGCGCTGGCCTTCCATGTCTTCGACAATCAGTTGGGCCAGTTCGCCCGACACGGTGGAGTATTCCGGCGCGGTCTTAATCGTCAGGTTGGGGAAATTCTTTTTCAGAATGTCCGCGACGTTGACGTTAAAGTCCGTGGTCTTGGTCAAATACACTTCCGAAATTGGCGAGATTGCCAAAGTCATTTTGGTATCGAGTTCGACCAGGCCGTTGGCTTGGGTTTGAAGCCGCTTGTACAGCTTTTGAACGTCGGCGTTAATTTCTTGCCCCGTGGCATTCGCCCAACTGGTGCCGCCGGCCGTCTTGGTGGTCGGGCTGATAGCGGCGGACAGGCTGGGGTCGTTCAGCAAGCCATAGTTTTGCAGGCCCGAAACGCCGAAGAAGTACGTTTTGTTTTGGTACTTGTTCAGGGTCAGAGCGGACGCGATGTTGACGCGGTTGGCCCAATCAATACGGGCCAGGCCGGCGCGTTCCAGTTCGCGTTCACCCCATTGGGTCATAACTTGGTAATGGAACGACTGGCGTTGCGGGAAGTTGGAGTTCACCCCGGCGTTACCGCTTTCGCTGTAATCGCCATAGGCGGACGTAACGCCCGTGGATTCCACGACCGGGAACATTGCCGTTTCGGTGGTCCAATCGCCCTTTTTGGTTTCATCGCCCACGATTTCGGCCGCCTTCATGGGCGATACCAAAACCTCAATCAGCTTGGGGTCGATGTAGGTCGAGAGGAACGCCGGAATGCCGGCATTGCTGGTGGTAATCAGGGTCGGCTGTGCATCGCAGGCGAAACCGTCTTGCGCGTAGCGAAGGCCCATTGCGGCGCCCTCCGCTTGGAAGTCGGCGTTGACGCCCATGAAGTGGATACCAGCGCGGCCCATGAGAGCTTGAAGAATCGGATTCATGTTTTTGGCTCCTTAAAGGCTCATGACCGCAAGTTCACCCGATGCACAAGCACCGGCACAAGCAAAGTCGGTTTCAACGTAACTGGTTGCATTCGCGGCGCCGCTGCCAACGGTTTGCGAAACATTCAGCGTATATGTGCCGGTACTGCCAGCGGTGCCGGTCAGTTGGGCGATGATATATGCCGGGACACCGCTGGCTTGCATAACCTTGTCACCAACACTCAGGGCGCCGGAGCCGACGGCAGAAACCGTAAGCGTGGTGCCAGATTGCGCGGCGGTGATAGATGCAGAAGCGGGGGTAGCCGCGGTCGGCTCAAAACGGGCGGAACCGTCTTGGAACTTGGCGTAAGCCTTTTCGCCCTTGACGGCCGATGAACCGTTCGCCAGGGCGTAATAATCGCCGGTACGCATGAGCGTAACAGGGAAGCCGACCGGAATCAGGTTGCCGCTTTCGGCCAGGTAGGTCGAAATAAGCGCCTGTTGGTCGCGGTGAATGAAGCCGTCGGGTTTGCCGGTGCCGGTATTCAGCACGGTAACGCCGTCGGATTGAATCCAGGCGAAGCGGCCAACGGTTACGCCAGCGGCGCCAGCAACAAAGCCGCCTTCCGGGGACACGGTAGCCGCCCGGGGATTGGCCGAAGCGAAGTCGCCAGCGCAAGCCGGGGGCTGCTGTGCGTTAACTTGAGTTTGAAAGCCCATGGTATTTACCTCCTATTAGGCGTGGCTGAAACGTGCGGCGCCCGGGAACTTCGCGGCCAGGCCGGCGGAGTCTTGAGCAACATGCACGGGCGACGCGACCTTGTGGGAAGCGGCAACCTTGAACAAGGCGCGAAGGGCCGGGGCACCTTCCACACCAGCGCGGTCCACCTTCATGTGGTCCAAGGCGAAGCCATAGACGTCGGCGGCGGAATCCATACCCAGCACGTCGCCCACAACGGCGCGAACGTCGCGGCGGGCTTCTTCGGCTTCGCGCAATTCCTTACGCAAACCGTCCATGGCGGCGTCGACTTCTTCCTTCTTCATGCCCGGTTCCGGCTTTTCGTCGGCGGCCGGAGTAGCCAGAAGACCGCAAGCGGCTTCAAGCGTGGCGTCGTCAACCTTGCCGGCCAGAAGGGCGCGGAGCTTGTCGGCTGGCGATTCGTCCGCGGCGGCGGCCGGGGTTTCGACCGGCTTAGGGTCTTGCTCAACGTCCAGAATTGCGTCGAGAACGGCGTCGAGTTTGTTGGAATCAAGAGAGGCGTCAAGAGCCAATAGCTTGGCCTTAACGTCGTCCTTCTTGAAGGTCTTGCGGTCGGCATTGCCCACCAAGGCCGGCAGGGCGGAATCCGCCGCAAGCACAGGGGAGGCCACACACAACGCCGCAAATAGGGCTTTGCCCATTCGTGACATTTTCATGGCGATTTCCTTGTCAAAAATAAAAGGTTTGCGGTCGGAAACAACTACATCGGCACCCGCCCGACCAACTTCAACGAGCGCCAAATGATTGCCCTGTATTTCCGTCATGCGTCCGTCGTAGGGCTGGCCTTCAAATTCGCCGGGCTCCATAACAGGTACATAACGATAAGCACAGGATAATTCTCGTACTTTATCAGTTTCAATGCCCGCTATGGCGGTCGCGTCCCAAACACACAGGTCGGCGTCGAGATACGGGGGCGTAAAAGTGATTTCGGAACCGATGGCGCCGACGACCAAATCTGGCCGCGGGGCGTCTACGGTAACGGGTACATGCTCGGAAAGAATGGGGAGCCGGGCAAATGTGGCCGCCCCCCGCTCCAATTCCACGGGATCACGGAACAGGCGGTACACCGTATCTGGCTGCAGCCCCAGGGCTTCGTGACCCGGAATCTCCTTGCCATAGTAAACGCACACGTTCGCCTTGCTAATGTGAGATTTAGCGACATGAAGTCGTCCGTCAGCGTCAATCCGGCGGGCGGTGCGGTCAAAAGCTAATTTCATGGTCGACATAATGTTGGATTATGAGGCGGCGGGCGTAATTGAGCAAGATATTACACGTAAGTCGCGGACAGTTGGGCACCAGCGGCGACGACCGTGGTATCCGTGGCGACCGCGGCTCCGGTAATTGCAAGAGCAATGCCCAAATTAAAGCGTTTACCCAGGCGGCCAAATTCGGCATTGAACAAGGCACCCGCGGCAACCGGAATGGTCATAATCGGCACGTCAGTTCCAACGGTTGGCGCCGACGCCTTGTTGTACAGCTTGAGGTACACGGTCGCCGCGGTAGCGTTGAACAAGGACAGTTCAAACAGGGTACCGGCGGTAGCCTTGACCGACGCCGCGTTCGTGGTTGCCGCGGATACCAGGGCGTAAGCGGTGCTGCTTGGTGCGATCGGGTTGCCTTCGTTGGCGGTCACGGCCGGGGAGCCGTCAATTGCCACGATGCGAACCGGGAGCGCACGGTCGAGGCGTTGAGTTCCGGCGCCGTCAATCATCATGCGGTTTTCGCTCCAACCTTCAAGCAAAATGTCATGGGCGCGGAGCGTGGTACGTTGGATAACCTGGCCGCCACAGTCGGTCGACGCCAGGCTGGCAAGGTCCGGAGATACGCGGACGCCAAAAATATCAACAATGGGCATGAGGTCCAAGGACGTGGTCGAAATATTCGCCACTTCCCAGGCACCGTCGATACCCAAGTCGGCGCCGGTTGCGTTGTCCCGCAAGCCGTACAGTTCGGCATAGTCCCCGATGTTCAAGCCGGCCCAGTTTCCGGAGCCGACCAGGGTAAGCACGCCGGTCGCGGCGGCAATGCTGGCCGATTGGACCACTTGAGCAATTGCGCCTTGCTGGTCAACGCCGCCGTTCGTGAGAATGACCGCGCCACCGTAGCTGGTTGCCGTGACAGCGGCGCCAAGCACAATGGTAAATTGCGTGGCATTGACGACGGTAACTTGGGCAGGGGTGCTGATATTGGCAAAGTTCGTTTGGTCACGAACGCCCTTAATCGTTACCCAATTATTGGTCGTCAGATTGTGGGCGCTGGCAGTATTCACCGTGGCCGTCGTGGTGCCGGTCTTGGCGATGCTTACGATTTTGCCGACCGGGCGGGTCATGCTCTTCGGGCGATACGCACGGAAGCGGGGACGCAAAGCAACTTGTACGGCCGGCTTAACCGACGTGCGTGTTGCGCGGGCGGTATAGCCTCCGGCCGTGACCATCGTCGCGGCGGTATCGTACCAAGAGCAGTCGCGTGGGCGGCCTTCCAAACGGTAGCGGGACGTCGCCCGAATTTCAACGTTACCGTTTACGCCGTTGGCATAGATCGGATCGGACGAACCAACGGTAACGCGATGGTCGCCCAAGAGCGTGCCGGAAACTTGATCGTCATTGGCGCCGCTGCCAAAGATGGAAACAAACGCCGCTTGCGTGGCCGCCGTTCCCGTGAAGCGCATACCGAAGCCGTTAGCGGCGCCGGCCAGGTTTTTATAAAACTTGATGAACGCGGAACCATTCGGCGGGGTGATGGCGGCCACAGCAAGCGAGGGCAGCACCGCGTCGTCCGAAAAGCCGCAAGTAATCGTTTTGCGGTCGTAGGAAATGAACTTGATTGCCAAGTTCGGGTAATTCAGGCGGTTGTCGACCAGGCCAAAAGTATGGACCCAATCGGAGAGATACACGCCGGCCGGCAAAGCCGTTTTAAGGACAATGGTAAGGATGGTGCCCGCGACCGCGTTGTACGCGACGCCAGCATCGGCGGACGATTGGTAGACGATGGCAATTTCGATATCAGCCGGCACAGGGAACGGGCCGGCGTCGTCATTTTCAAAAAGGCAAATCGACGCGAATTGATGGCGGACCCGTTGCGACATTGACGCTTCAATTTCAAGCGCGGCCGGCTGGGTCACGGGGACGTCGACCGTAATGTTCGACTCCGCGTCATCAATCAGCGGGCCAATTGCAAGCGCGGTAATAACCTGGCCGTTACTGGTCGCTTTGCGGGTCACGAAGTCCCCGGCGGTAACGCCTTGAAAGTTACCATAGAGCGCGACCAGTTCCGCGGCGCTGTTGGTATCGGGGATGGCTTGGTAAACATCGCCGCCGGCAACCTGGCCCGCGGTGTTGATGCAAACGACGCCTTGCGCGACGGAGCCGTCAGACATTAGAACTTGTGATTTCATGGCTAAATCCTCAAATGGGTAGAACGGCCCGACTTGTGCATCGGCAGTTGACGGCAAAACCTGGTTGGATAAATTCCCCGGAAATTAGGCAACCTTCCGCGATTTTATACCTTTTCCCGTTCGCTGCCACATGGTCAGGGCGCGGATTCTTCCCGGCGTGGCTATGTTGCCAAATTGCTTCCGTTATGCCAAGTTCCATTTGCCTTGCGCGATTGACGACGGCATTACTCTTGTTGCTTTGGTCCCTTGCAATCAACTCCGCCCGATGGCTGGCCGCCGGGTAAAGTTGCTTTAGCTCCTTGACCATGGTCGCCAGGTCACGGCCGGCGCTGTAGGAGCGCATAACCGTTCCCTCTACCTGTTGCAAATACTTTTCAGGGATAGAGCGAATCAAGCCGACGTTTTCCTCAAGGCTGGCATTGAAGGCGTCGCGTACCGCGGGCGTCATCTTGAATTCAACGGACCAACCGGCTTCCTTGAGGGCTTGCCGGAACGCGGAGTCGCTGGCCTTGAACATGCCTTGCAAATAGGCTTCCGCCAGCTTGGGGGCGTAATCGTCAAACCGCTTGGTCCACCGGCGGGCCAGTTCGTCCAATATCTTTTTGATTTTGGCGGAGGGGGCGGCGTCTTGGGCTTGCTCAACCAAGGCGGCCATGCGCGGCGGGTCTTTGCGATAGGCGGCGGTCAACCAGTATTCGACCGACCCGTGCATTTCGGCAATGAGCCGCTGCAGGGCCTTGCGGTATTTCGCCTCAACGCCTCGATTTGCAGGGGTACTTCGCACCACTTTTTCGTTATTTTTCATATTTCCACGAGTATCCATACGCCAATTTCCTTTTTCCTCGACAGCATGCGGTGATTGCAGAAACCGCAGCTTTCGGATGACCGACGGTTTTCATAAAGTCACACGCGGCCGTAGCGCTGGGATATACAAGCCCGTCAGAACGAACAACAGCAATTCTATTTTTGGCCGGCAAACCGATCTTTGCTTTAGATTGGTTTGCGCGCCTGACTTTATCTATTTCCAAAAGGTCGCATTTCGGAAAGCCTATGTAAGACCAAGCCAAGCCGTATGCACTTTTACGTAAACCGGCCGCGCATCGAGAAATTACATTAGCTTTACCTGATACAAATTTAGCAGCATTTCCCGCGCCATCAAACTTCATTCCGTTTGAGCAATAAACCGGCTTTTTAAACGTAAGCCCCATTTTTGCTTTTGCTGCGTCCGAATGCTTACGGCCAGTTTGCGCCGCCGACATTCTGGCTTTAGTTTCGTCGCTCGGTTTCCATCCAGCAACACCTTCACCCCCGTCAGTGTGATTGCAAAGAAAGCCTCGACCCAAAGTCAGAATGGTCGATTTCTCTAACTCAAATGCATCAATTTCGGAAAGATTCGACTTGAGGATTTCGACTCTCAGGCCATGTTTGGTGACAATCCTATTCCATTGAACACTTCGCCCGTCAGTTCGCCAAGCTCGATTTGCGCGACCTTTTCCGACATAAAACGGCAACCCGTCATCATTTCTGAAATGGATATAGACGTAAAATTCTAATTGCGGTATTTTGGTTTTCATACCCATATCGTACCGCAATTAGAATGAACAATCAAACGTCGTCGGCCAAACCTTCGGCTGGGTCCAATTCGTCCGTCGGTTCCACGGGCGGGACCAGTTCGACGGAAGTGTCCAAGCCCTGATAGCCGCCATTCGGGTCGCGGGCCAGGCGTTCCCGCACTTCGGACGGGTCGACCACACCGGCCGCGATATAGGCGCAATCCGCCTGGCTATCGGAAAGCCTAATTTCGCTTTCTTCCTTGGGCGTCATTTGGTACAGCGGGGTAAAGGTAAAGCCGATATCCGGGTCGATTTCCCCAAATAGCGAAAGCTGTACGGCCTTCAAGATTACTTCCAGCGGTTCCCGCCAATGGGCTTCCTGTTGGGCCGCAATCCAATCATAGAAAATGCGGATTTCGCCGTCGCTGGAAGCATTCAAGCCGCTGGGGGAAATGCCAGTAAGGACAATGGCCGGCATGCGGGACACGCTGCACATTTGTTCCTGACTTTGGGCTTGGAGTTCATGCAGGCCAGAAAGGGGCGTATTGATTTGCACCAGTTCTTCCCGATCCTTGTCCAAGAGCATCAAGCCCTTATTGCTCCGCATGGCCGTAAAGAGTTCGGCCCGGGACATGAGGTCGGCGCCGTCGTCTTCACCCTGCAGCACTTGATCCATGCTTGTGGCAAGCGCGGTAATGCTGAAATTGTTTAGCAGGTCCGACACGCTTTGGCGAGTCCGGAGCCAGTTGTCGACATAGGGCTCCGCAAGCTGGGAAAGGGACATACCGGCAAAGTTAAAAGCCGGTTTCAGAATGTCCGGAAGCGGCCGGGTTACGACCGTCATCAAGCGGGACGCATGGACTTCTTGGCCCAGCATGAACCACTTGGACGGCTTGTAAAAATCAGGCGCCACGGGGTCCAAGGCGTTATAGCCGGCGGGCGTGGTCCACACGGCTTCGACCGGGACAATGCGCGTAAAGCTGCCCTTTTTGATGGTGCGGGGGTCAAGGATAAGCGGGGTCGAACGGTCGGCGCCGGCAATCTCCAAGAAGATTTGAGCCCGGCCAAAATAGCAATCATGCTCCGCGCCCGTTTGGATTGCCGCCCGCACGTTGAGCCGCTTAAATTCGGCTTCAATCAATTTGATTTTTTCGGCGCTGTCCGTGTCGTCGTCTTGCTTGCTGGTGAATTCCAACCATTCCCGGGTCAACTCCGTCGCCAACGCGGACGCCATTTGCCGGAATTCGGCCCGGGTTGCCAGTTGGGACAGGTACGCGAAGCCAGGAAAGCCGCCGCCCGGGAACTGTTGGGCCGCGAAGGTGTAGTGGTTGGCGTCCATGCTCATGACGGGGGCAGCCACACCAGCCGGGGCGACGCCGGGCATGAGTTCCGGGGGCTTTACCGGGAAGGTGTAGGACTTCGCGGGGCTGGCGCCTTCCTTGGCCTTGTTCGCTGCACGACGCAAACCGCCGGGATTCTTGGCCGCGGGGGCTTTATCTTGGTTTCGTTTCAACGCTGGGGCCATGGTCGACGCTCCGGGTAAATTATTGGGCATTGTACAGCCGCGGGCGTTATCTGCCCATGGCCTTGTTAAGTGCTTCTTGGCTAATCTTCAACTTGTTGAACAACGGGAACAGGCGGCGCAACGCTTGGGTCGTGGCGTCGACTTGGTCATCGTTGGCGCCAGCCGGGAAGGCGGTAAGTTCCCCGACCAACTCCTTGACTTTGCCGTCGCCGCGGAATAAATGGTCGCTCCAATCAGGGTGCGGAAGCCACACGTTACCCGCTTCCCAATAGCTGGTTACGGCGTGCGCCCGCGCCAGCTTCGACCCGTCCGGTTCAATCGGGATGATGCCCGAAACGGAGCCCTTCAAGGTGTCGATAACCGCCGGCCCGTTGGCCTTGTCTTCTATCAGAATTTCCCGGACCTTGGGCCATTCGTTCTTGAGCTTGACCACTTCCCCGACGGTCTTGGTGAAGGACATGCGGGCGCGAACCTGGCCCAGCAAGTAGGCATTGGCGCCAGCTTTGCCCCATACCTGGCCGACGACAAAGTCGGTGCCGTCCGTGTCCTTGAATGTGCAATCCCAGGAAGCCAGTACCTTGTCGAATTTCGTCGGCAAGTCCTTGGGGAAGTAGTAGCGCAAGCCGGTTTCTTTGAAGACGTTGCCGCCCAGCGCCCGGGGGCTTTGCTGGTACATGGCCGCCCACCAATAGTCGCTAAACAGGCTTTTGACTTCTTGCAGGAATGCCAGGCTTTTAAGTTCCGGAACCAACGGGCCTTGCGGCAAGTTCGGGTTATAGCCAACCTCTCCGGGCAAGTTGATTGCCGGGAAGCGCAACACGGTAAGCCGCGGGTCGCCGTTGAAGTGCTTGCAGATACGGGCGGGCAAGTCGTCTTCTGCCCAACTGGTCGCCATGACGATTTGCCCGGAGTTCTCCGATAGCCGGGTCGTGAATACCGTTTGATACCAGTTCCAATGCCCTTCCTTGACCGTGGGCGACAAGGCTTCCTTTTCGTTCTTTACCGGGTCATCAATGATACCAATGTCGACCGGGCGTCCAGTCAGGCCGGCGCCCACGCCGACGCCAAGATAGCCGCCAGCGCCGCCGGGTGCCGTAAATTCCCCCGTGCGGTTGACGTCATACCGGCGTTTTTCCGCGGGCTGGGGGAATAGCCGCCGATGCTTGTCGTCGGCCAGGTTGCGCCGCACGTCTTGGGCCATGGCGTTTGCCAGTTCGTCCGAATAGGACGCGGCGCCGACCCGCCAATCCGGGAAGCGCCCCAGGATATAGGCCGGCAATTTGCGGCTCACAATTTCCGACTTCCCGTGCTGGGGCGGGGCCTGCAAAATCAGAACGGGCCGCTTGCCCGCTTGCATGTCATCAAGGAACAGGTCGAGGGCAGCGCAAACCGAGGCACTAAAGCCGCTTTGTTTGTACTTCGGGTTTGTGTAAAGGATATAGGCGGCCAGTTGCCGCCGGGCTTCCCTACGCCTCAACAGTTCGGCGGCGGCTTCACGCTTCGTCGGTAGCATCGGACGCCTTGAGGATGGCCGCAAGCTGGTCGTCGGTCAGGTCGTCCGCGGTCAGGTTCGCCAATGGAATGGGGCCGCCGCCGGGGCCGCTGAATTCCTTTTTGTCGACCAGCATGCCCAGGTAACGGGCCAGGTTGACGACCGCGGCGTCCTTGTCCCGCATGTGAATCTTGATGCCGTTGCGGGTCCGTTCGGCACCAGCATAAAGCACCTTTGCAGGGCCGCGGAGTTTGCGAGTATCCGCGACGTGGACGTCTTCAATCCCCAGGCCGCCGCACTCCGGGCAATCGGCCGCGGGCGCCGCGTTCGGATTGAAACCAAAGCCGCCCATGCCGTCGGGGGCTGGCTTGCCTGAATCCACGGCCTTGTCGACGGCGGCGCTGTACTCCGCTTCCGTCCACTGGTATTGGTTCCCGAAACCGTGGCAATGCCGGCAACAGGTCCGCCGAACTTGAACAATGTCGTTCGGGTTTGATTGAGCGATGGCCGCCCATTGGCCGACGACCCATTCGGGCGTAATGCTTGCCGCGACGGCGCATTCTTCCATCCGTTCGGCTATCGCTTCTTGAATTTCTATAATTTTCAATAGCAAATGGCCTTGCTGGCCGGCTCCGTTTTCCGAGTATCCCGCGCGAATAGCGGCCTGTGTCGCGTTTTCATCGACGCAATACTCGTTCACGAATCGGCGTTGTTTGGGGGTTAGGCTCATAGTTTCGCAAGGATAGCGCATCGCGGCCACAAAATACAACGGTGTCGAGCATAACCCCGATTAATGCTCAATTTAATCAAAGAGTTATCCAATTTACCCCGCTAACGATTAGTCTATAATTTTACGGGGTGTGTAACGTAAGTCATTGATTCTATTAAAGTCTACTACTATATTACCCCTTACACCTTAAATAATATTGCTACGCTGACATAGATGGTACGTATCTTTAACGTATATTTATGTTATACATATATACATATAAACTGTATAACAGATACATATTATCGTTTACCTACTACAGACTTGGCGGCGGGCGGGGTTTTATAAGTCACTGATTTTATTACACCCCTCTCAAAAACGCATAACATTTGACAAACTATTTAAAGTAATGTACGCTGGCTACGCTTGTAACTTTAAAGGAAAATTGTATGAAAGAGCGCAATTTTATCGACCCGGTAACTTCTGACAATTCGACGCTACCTTGGAGCAAGGAAGACGCTTTAAAAAATGGATATACCCGATGGATGGATCGCGACGGCTGTACTCGTTGTAAAGCCGAAGGTCGAGGCTCCGGGAAGAAGGCTCGGTATCTGAAGGACGATAGCTGCTCCTTCTGCATGACGAGTGACGCTCACGCTATGTGGGCACAATGGTCCCAAGGCGATCCGAGCCGGCCCGAACCGTGGTCGACGCACCCTGATAAATCGAGGGAACTTAGTATCGATTGGTACTACGGGAGCCCAAATCACGACATTATGTGTCCGTATGGTCCGCACCTTCGAAAAACGTCGGTATCGACTGGCCGCTGCGTTGAGTGCGAAAAGGACGCTGTCCATTTCAGAGCATTGGCAAAAGGCACCCGGTCCGTCGCCCGCGCGGCTGGCGAGCGATACTACACGCCCACTGTTGTCTGCCCTTCATGCGGCAAATTGGCTCCGCGCCACGTCATTACGGATGCCTGCTCGGGTTGTTCTCGAAACAACG